GATACATTGTTTGCCCATTATTTTCAGATTTTTCTATTGAATGAGATATAAATATTACATTCATATTCATTTGAGTTAATTCAATCATTAACTTCTTCCATACTGCATTGAATTTAGCATAACCTTTTCCAAATGGAATATCCGCTAATGATTCAACTTTTGCTGATTCACATATATGAATTGTTAGCATAGTTTCAATATCATCTATCAAATCTATAATTACTGTCTTATATGTATGTTTTTCAGTTTTTAGAGCTTCTATAACTTCTGCAAACTCTGCAAAGGTTTTAATTGCAACAGATGGAGTATTTACTTTTGTAGCATTTCCATCAGTGTTAATTATTAATGGGCTATCAAATTCTCTTGCTAAATAAGTCTTTCCTGACATTGATTCACCCCATATCAAAAAGCTTTTTGGTGTAATGTCTGCTATTTTTGGTTCGTTTGCTGGTAATTTAATCATTTTATCCTCCTTATAATCCAAGTGCAGCAAGTGCTGACTTTTTACTATCATCAATATTTTTATTACTTGTTATTTCTTCCTTAATTTCTTCCACTATGTTTTTATCTGCTCTAACGGTTATTTTTACATAGCCTTTTTTGTTACTAACTTTTGTATATTGTTCTGCTATTTCAGGCATCTCTTCTTTTAATTTTTTAGAATCAATAGTTTTTGTTATAGTAGGATTTACTTTTGTAATCATAAGAGCATCTGTAACTATTGTTTTAACTCCTACTGTATCCATTAATCCATATAATATTTCTCTTTGAGTCTTAGCTTCTTTTTCCATTTCACTAAGTCTGTTTAATTCTTTTTCTAGAACTGATAATTTGTTAATGGTATCGTTGTACTCTACTAAATTATCTCCAAAATAAAACTCTTGTTCATTCAACTCTGGATTTTGTTTTAATCTTTCAACATCAATCCAAAATTTCTCTGCTTTAGATAATATTTGTTGTATTAATTTATCGTCTCTTTTTATTTCCATGACTGAAATTCTTTCAGGATCAAAATCTTGATTGAAGTAATCATCTGTGTGCTGTGTTTCATAATCTAATCCAGTCCAAAAATTATCAGGTCTTTTATATTGAACTAGATAACCTTTTTCAACATCAAATTGAAACATATACATTTGCATTTGTAACACATAATCATATACATCTTCATATGTTGTCTTGTCTCCAGCATTGGTTTTAATCTCTAAGAGTAATCCAGCATCTTTATCCAATCCATCACAGTTAGATCTAAGTCTTAAATCTTCATTAATATTTGTATTTTCTTTGAATTTAAGCTCATAAATACTATTTATATAATCTCTTATTTGTGGTTCTAATAATTGACCATATCTAGTGTATTCGTTTCCTTTAAAAGCTGCAGGGATTACTCCAGCTTTTTCTCTAGCTAATGTAAAGCAATCTTTGAAAGGACTTACATTAAATAAAGCTGGTAAATCACTTCCACCAAGATATTTATTTCTATTTTCTGTCACATTCTCTCCAGGAGTATGTGATATTAATTTTTCTTGTTCCATTCATATCCTCCTAAATCTTCTAAACTTAATAATTTATCTACAAAGTCTTTTTTGTCATCTAACCTTGTATAAACCTTTTCTTCTATTGTCCCTATTCCAATGTACTTATAAACTGTTACTTTGTTTTTTTGACCTATCCTATAAGCTCTACCGATGGCTTGCTCATAGTCTTGATAACTCCAAGTAGGATTAAAAAATATCACTTCTGAATTATATTGAAGTTCTATACCTGCTCCTCCTGCTTGAATCTGTACAAGAGTAGTTTTGTTTTTTAGATTTTTAAAATCTTCAAATTTAGGTATTTTACTTAGTGATCCACTGACTTCGTAATCTACTTTTATTAATTCCTTTATAGCTTCAGCTTCTTTTTTAAAGTTATAGAAAATTAAGATATTAGAATCTGTTGATTCTCTAAACTCTTTTAAATATTCTAGTTTTTCATTGAATCCTGCATACTGTCTAAGTCCAGCTATAAATTTTGGAGAGCTATCATATAATTCATCTCCTAAAACTCTATCTTTTTTTATAGTGATATATTCATCGCCAGCTGCAAAATACTTTTCTTCAAATACTAAATCTGGTAAATCTATACAGTCATTTTTATTAAGTGCTACACTACTTATAGCCTTCCAACATTTATCGATATATTCTGTATTCTTCCAATCTACTATTTCATAAAATCCCATGTAGTTCATTTTCTTTATAGCATTAGATTTCTCATAAGCATATCCACTAGCATATAATCCAAATATAGCCATATAATTTCCTAAATCTTGATATCCATTGCTTGCTGGTGTCGCACTAAGTAAACAAAAACCATAAGATACTTTACATAGTTTTAAAGCTAGTTTACTTCTTTGAGACTTTTTATAATTTTTAATGTAATGACACTCATCAAAAATCAAATAAGTATTTTTGTCTCCATCGACATGTTTTAATCTTCCATAACTTATAACTTCATAATTTATATTTGTTCCATAGTATTTATTGAAATTATTAATTTCTCTATCCCATCCACCTTCTTTAACTTTTTGAGCAGGTGCTATTATAATTAATCTTTTACCTTGTGCATGCTTCCAGTAATGATGGATTGATAATATTGTCTTTCCAGTTCCAGTTCCTAATGGATATATATAGTTTTTTAAACTTTTATCCAGTAAGTTTTTTTGATATTGGTATAGCATCATAGCAACCCTCCATCTTTTAATATTTGCCAAAACTCTTCCATATTGTGAGCTACTCCAACCAATCCGCCACTATCTTTTATCTTTTGTATTTGAGCTTTTTGTAACTCTGAAACAATTCCACCATCACTTCTTTTAACTTCTATAGCTACAAATTTACCATTTATACAAGCTATAATGTCAGGTACTCCTGTTTTTTGAAAAGCTCCACCGTGTACTTTAAAATACCAGTGGTTATTTTGTTCCAACCATTTTTTTATTTTATTTTCAACTTGTCTTTCTAACATTAATGGATCTCCTTTATATTGCATAATTCCAAAGTTCTCTTGTAGGCATTGTCAAAGGTTCTCCCGTACTTACATTCTGTAAAACAGCTATATCTTCATCCTTCAATACCAATTCATAATATTTATCATTTATCTTAAACATTCTTGCCTCCTAGAATTTATTTAACAGCTGTATTAATAGTTCAGCCAATTTTATTTTTTCACTCACTTTTACACTATTTTTAAAATCTTCTAAAAGTGAATCTATCATTTCATTAACTATCTCAATTTTTTCATCGTTTTTATTTATGACTTGTGTTTTAAGAACAACCCAAGAACCTTTAACTTCTTTTATCCAACCGTTATTTTTAAATCTAAGGATACATTTTTTAACAGCTTCATAGTCTTTATTTAGATATTCGGCTATTTGTTTTCTGGATTTGTTAGGGTATTCTCTCAAACATTCTAAAACTTCCCATCTGTTTATCATTATTCACCTCTTGAATTTATTACTAATTTAATGTATAATTCAAGTAAATAGATTTATCTATTTACTTTTTTGTTTTAAACATCTGTTTTAGTTTGGTCGCTGTCAACAGATGTTTTTTCTTTTTTATAACTTATTCCATTTAGAAAATTTAACCAGTGAGCTTTTATAATTAAGTAAGCTCCTCTTTCATTCTCTTCATTTTTCTTTTTGTAGATACATCCAGGAACTTCGTTTGCTCTTATTAAACTGTAAACATCATCTTTATTTAACTCTCCACCAGATAAAGCAACAGCCTCATCTACTGATATTTTGTAATTTGCCATAAATCCTCCTTATTTAAAATAAATCTTCGAAATCATATAATTCTATGTACTTTCCATATAGTTTATAAAGTGTATTAATTAACCATTTCATTTTATATTTAATTATGTCTTTTACTGATGCTTCTTTGTATTCAATCATTTTTCTCCCTCCCATATTTCTAGTATTTCTATTATTTTTAGGACTCTATTAAAGTTAAGCCCTTGTAATTCTTTGTTGTTCCAGTATTTTTTTAGAATTGTGCAATGCAACATAATATCCTCCTTTTAATGTTTCATACCACTATAAAGTTTTTCTAAATTTTCTAATGCTACATCTTTCATTTCATGTTTACTAACTACTAAAACATCTTTGATATTTGTGTACCAGATTTCAGCTATTTTTTTATCGGAATAGTGATTGTAGTCAATTCCTAAGAAGTCCATTTGCATTTTTTGGCTTAATACCACTAATCCGAATATTATTCTTGCTTCATGATTTTTAAAATATAAATCTTGCATTTTTTTTCTCCCTTTCCTTTTATCATCTATTTGTGATATAATTTAAATAAAAATTATATG